CTTACAACTTGATCTATAACGAATGGTTTAGAGATCAAAACCTTCAAGACTCACGTCCAGTACCAACTGGCGATGGTCCTGATACTCCTGATACGTTTACGTTACTTCGCCGAGGCAAACGGCACGATTACTTTACAAGTGCATTGCCATGGCCTCAAAAAGGCGAAAGTGTAACTCTACCTCTTGGCGATCAAGCCCCTATCGCTGGTCCTTACTCCGCACCTACTTTAAGTGCGGATGGCACTTTTAGATTATCTGATGGAACTGTTAATTCTCATTTAGGTCTATGGGAACAAAAATGGACTGGTAATTCACCAACATCCGGTGAAACTTCTTATGCAAGTGGTCTTAAATTAGAAGGTGGTGCAATTGATGGACTCTATGCAGATTTATCTGAAGCAACGGCAACAACTATTAATCAATTACGTCAAGCATTTCAAATTCAAAAACTGCTTGAACGTGACGCTCGAGGTGGTACAAGATATACTGAAATTGTTCGTTCTCATTTCGGTGTTGTATCCCCTGATGGTCGTTTACAACGCCCTGAGTACTTGGGCGGAGGTACAACCCCGATCAATATCAACCCGATCGCTCAGACTTCAAGTAGTACTGTTACTGAATCGACTACCCCTCTGGGTACACTTGGTGCTATGGGTACTGCCATGGCTAACAATCATGGCTTTACTCAATCGTTTACTGAGCATGGCTTAATTATTGGCTTAGTGAACGTACGTGCAGATATGACTTATCAACAAGGTCTGCACAAAATGTGGACTCGTTCCACTCGCTATGACTTCTATTTCCCTGCTTTCGCACATCTTGGCGAGCAAGCTGTTCTCAATAAAGAAATCTACGTTACAGGAGATGCAACGAATGATGACGGAGTCTTTGGTTACCAAGAAAGATGGGCAGAATATCGCTATAAGCCATCGCAAATTACAGGCTTGTTCCGCAGCACTGCTAGCGGTACTCTTGACGGTTGGCATATTGCTCAAAACTTTACTGCCCTACCCACTCTAAACGAATCATTCATACAAGAAAATCCGCCAATGGATCGTATCTTGGCGGTTGAATCTGCACCAAACGCATCTCATTTCTTGTTTGATTCGTTCTTCTCGGTTCGTATGGCTCGACCAATGCCGATGTACTCCGTACCCGGCTTAATCGATCATTTCTAATCATGTGGGGCTCAATTATCGGTGCTGGCATCGGTGCGGCTGCCTCGCTTTTCGGAGGCAACCAAGCGAACGCCGCTAACGCACGACAAGCTGAAATGAATCGAGAATTCCAAGCTGCTCAAGCGAAGCAGCAAATGGACTTTCAAGAGCGTATGCGATCAACGCAGTATCAGACGGCAGTAGCCGATATGAAATCTGCGGGTCTTAACCCAATGCTCGCATATACCCAAGGCGGTGCCGGAACTCCCTCGGGTGCAGCTGCGACTGGTTCGCTGGCTGCCCCGATGGAAAACGTACTCGGCCCCTCCGCTAACGCTGCCAAAGAAGTAGCACTGGCAGCACAACAATTCAAAAACATGCAAATGCAAAATTTCGCCATTGAGCAACAAGGCGAAAAAGATGCAGCACTTGCACTTCAAGCAAAAGATCAAGCTGCACTTGCTCGGGCTAATGCGATGGAAATTCTCGCAAAAATGCCCGGACACGAGGAGTACGGTCAATACGTTAAGTCTCAAATTAAGAGCCTCAACGCTTCTGCTCATAGTGCAACGGCAAACGCAAAAAACACAGAAGCAGTAACTCCCTGGACGAAAAAAGGCATTTCGCCAGGACCCATCAACCTATATCGAACGATATGGGACATGGGAAACACGGCAAAAGATGCCTATAAGTCCCATCCTCAATTATTCACACCCTTCGGAGGTCTCAAATGAGTAAAAAAACTGGCGTATTTTTACGCACCCCTTATAACTACGACCGGAATGCTGCTTCAAAAGCGTCCGGGTTGGTCTGTCAGGAACCAACTCGGGCGCAGCAGCACCATAAGGACGAATGCGACATCAATGTCATCGTCCGCCGCTTCGGTGTAACAGGCATGGTGCCTGTAACCGCATTAAACGCTCGCTACGGCGATTTCACAGATGCAGTGGACTACCACACTGCCATGAACCAAATAATCGCAGCAGAAGCCGATTTTAAGGCTTTGCCAAGCGATTTACGTGCCCGGTTCCAAAACGACCCGGCACAATTGCTCGATTTCCTCTCAAAAAAGGAAAACCGAGCCGAGGCAGAATCCCTCGGATTAGTGCCTAAAACTGAGGGTAAACCCTCAGAAAGTACTGCCCCGCAGACCACCGTCACCGACCCCCAGTAATGGGGGGTACCAGTTGTTCTACTAGATCCAACTGGTACAGGTGACACCAAAACACCAAAACTGTCCCAAAACTAACTTCTAAAAGGCTTTCAAATGAACTTAAAACGCCGTCCAACGAACAAACAAAAATCAGCTAAGCAGTTCCGTAACAACATGCAAAAAACGAAAGAGCCAAACGTAAGGGGAAACCCTATGCGTGGCGGATATCGGATGTAAGCATGGGAAGGACTCCTGACCATGCCCTGTTATCACCCTATCGATGCCTTCCGGACACCGGGAGGCGAGATCAAATTTTCAAAGCAGCACGAGTACGCTTGGGTCGAGAAGCTGCGATTAAGCTGCGGTCAATGTGTTGGCTGCCGCTTAGAACGCTCACGCCAGTGGGCAACGAGGTGCATTCATGAAGCCTCGTTATACGAAAAAAACTGCTTTATCACCCTCACCTATGACGATGAACATCTACCCGGAACCAACGGAGTCGGTACGCTTCATTACCCCGATTTCCAAAAATTCCTCAAAAGACTCAGAAAGCGATTCCCTCGAGCAACAATTCGCTACTACATGGCGGGCGAGTATGGAACAACTTTTGGACGTCCTCACTTCCACGCATGCATCTTCGGATTCGATTTCGATGATAAGGTCTTATGGAAACGGACTTCCGCTAATTCTATGCTTTATCGATCCAAAATCCTTGAGTCTCTCTGGCCATTTGGTTATTCCTCCATTGGAGACGTTACCTTTGAATCCGCAGCCTATGTCGCAAGGTACATTATGAAAAAAGTAACTGGTGATGATTCAGAAAAACATTACCAATACTGCGATTTATCTACGGGCGAGTTAATTCAACTCGAACCCGAATTTAATCGTATGAGCCTAAAGCCCGGGATCGGGGCTGGATGGCTCGAAAAATATGCAGCTGACGTTTATCCTCATGATTACGTTGAAGTTCGCGGTCACAAGTGCACTCCCCCATCGTATTACGACAAACTAATTCAAAAAAATGACGCTTACGAATGGGATGAGATACTTGACAGACGCAAAAAACGTGCGAAACTCAACCCTGAGGAAAAAACAAGAGAACGGTTACTTGTAAAAGAAACAGTTCGACTTGCAAAAACTCGAAAGCTGCAAAAAGAAATAGCGTAACTCATTGTTATATAACGGAATAATGATTATACGCAGAATTAAAAAAAAACCGTTACTAATCAACAACTTACCTGATAGGAAAAAACTAATGAAACTCCTGATAGCAACAGTAAAAGACCGTGCAGCAGAAGCATTCGGTCGCCCGATGTTCGTACCTTCACTCGGAGTAGCACTCCGTTCTTTCACAGATGAAATCAATCGTTCTGATTCTAACAATCAACTTTACAACCACCCCGATGACTTCGACTTATATGAGTTGGGAGTATTTGACGATCAAAACGGAACCTTCGATTTACTTCCGAATCCTAAATTAGTCGTTCTAGGGAAAAACGCAAAACAAACTCAAACATAAAACCAAATCGTCTCAATGGGGGGTGCGGGATTATCCCTAGAGCTAACCCCCTCCCCTCCCCCATTGGGACGAAACCAACCCACGAAAGGTAAAAATGCTAAATCGCTCAGTATCAACCTCCCGATTCTCAATGATTCCACGAGCAGACGTCCCTCGCTCGTCATTCAAAGCTGAAAAAGCACATAAAACTACGTTCGATGCCGGGTATCTCGTACCCGTTTACGTGGACGAGGTGCTTCCCGGCGATACATTCAATCTCAAAATGGCGATGTTTGCTCGTATGAGCACTCCTCTCTATCCATTAATGGATAACCTTCACCTCGATTCGTTCTTCTTCTTTGTTCCGAATCGTCTAGTTTGGGACAACTGGGTTAAATTTATGGGCGAGCAAGCGAAGCCCTCAGACTCAATTGACTATTTAGTCCCAACATGCACAAGCCCGGCTGGCGGCTACGCAGTCGGCAGCCTTCAAGATTACATGGGTTTGCCCACAGTCGGGCAAATCGGTGCGGAAGCAACCGTCACCCATTCATCATTATGGCTACGTGCTTACAACTTGATCTATAACGAATGGTTTAGAGATCAAAACCTTCAAGACTCACGTCCAGTACCAACTGGCGATGGTCCTGATACTCCTGATACGTTTACGTTACTTCGCCGAGGCAAACGGCACGACTACTTTACAAGTGCACTGCCATGGCCTCAAAAAGGCGAAAGCGTAACTTTACCTCTTGGCGATCAAGCCCCTATCGCTGGTCCTTACTCCGCACCTACTTTAAGTGCGGACGGTACTTTTAGATTATCCGATGGAACTGTTAATTCTCATTTAGGTCTATGGGAACAAAAATGGACTGGTAATTCACCAACATCCGGTGAAACTTCTTATGCAAGTGGTCTTAAAT